GAATCGCTTCCTTGGCGAGCCGGTAATTGGCGATTACCAGAACGGCAATCTGTACGCGTTTGACCTAACCGTTTATTCAGACAACGGCGCTACGCAAAAGTGGTTACGCACTTGGCGTGCGCTGCCGACTGGCGGTAACGATCTCAAACGCACCGCCCACCACTCGCTTCAAATTGATTGCGAAACGGGCGTTGGCCTGCCCGGATATGGCGCGTTTGATAATTTCCAGCAACTTTTATCAACCGAGTTCACGCCGGTCTATTACGACTTGTTGCTTGAAGATGGCGCCAAAATGTTGCTTGAGGATGGCGGGTTTATTGAGTTGCAAGAGCCGCAACCAGCACCGGACGGCTCTGTTCAGTTAATCAACACTGAAACCGGCAACTCGCAGCCGATTGCAAACTTGGGCACCAATGTCCCTGAAGACATACAGACCCAAACCTGCAACAACATCCTTGGCGTGTCCGAAGATGACGGTATCACGTTAGAGGTTGAGAGGGCGTCGGTAGTTGGAGCCGACCCGCAGTTAATGCTGCGCTGGTCGGATGACGGCGGCCACACTTGGAATGGCGAGCGCACGGTGTCTATGGGCCGCACGGGCCAATATGGCACTCGCGCTATCTTCCGTCGCCTTGGCATGACCTTAAAGTTGCGTGACCGCGTATACGAAGTTAGCGGCACCGATCCCGTTAAGGTCGCCATCATGGGCGCTGAACTGCAACTGAGTGGTACGGCGTCGTGACGACAAACATCACGCAAATACCTGCGCCGCGTGTGCCGTTTATAGACGAGCGCACCGGCCAGATTTCGCGTGAGTGGTTTCGGTTTCTTAACAACCAATTTCAATTAACAGGTGGCGGCACCACGCAGACCTCTATTGCTGACCTTGAGTTGTCGCCTTCGTTGGCGGCTAACGTCGAGGACGAGATGGCGGTTGTAAAGGGCCAGATAGACGATCTGCAAAAAGGTCCGCCTCGGTTTGAGCCGGGTCTTATCAACTACGGGTCGTTCTTTTCAACGCAGACTCAAGCGGCAACCGTTATTAACACGGCAAAAGCCATTACATATAACAACGCTGATCCGGCGTATGGCGTTTATCGTGATCCCGCCGATAACAGCAAAATTAAAGTTACCCGGCCTGCTATATACAACGTTCAGTTTTCCATTCAGGTAGACAAGACTTCGGGCGGTACGGGACGACTGTATATTTGGCCTGCTATCAACGGCACTGCCGTAGCCAACTCTGCGTCACTGATTCAAATTCAAGGCAACAACGCTGAGATTTTTTCGGCAGCCAATTTCTTTTTGCCGTTATCTAACGGCGATTACTTTCAACTGTATTTTTCGGTTGATGCTTTGGACGTGCAGTTGCAACAATTTGCCGCCGCCGCTCCAGTTCCGGCCATTCCTTCAATCATTCTGACTGTTATGCAGGTGTACGTATGACCGTTTACCTTTCAGCCTTTGCGGGAGCCGGGGCGCAGTTCTTTACCGACGACGGCTCTGTGCTGTCGGGCGGAAAGATCTACACGTTTGCCGCTGGCACCACGACTCCGCAGACGACCTACACGTCCGTTACCGGAGTAACGGCCAACTCTAACCCTATTGTTCTTGACTCCGGCGGACGACTGCCCGAGGACATGTGGCTAACCGAAGGTGTCAAGTATCGGTTTGTGCTGGCTGACTCATGCGATGTGCAAATTGGCGAGTACGACGACATTGCTGGCATCAATGACATTTCTACGGAAACCGTTGCGTGGTCAACTATTACCGGCAAGCCAACAACGCTCGGCGGTTACGGCATTACCAACGGCCTTAGCATCAACGCTGCGGCAGCAACCTATGCGCCGATTGCCTCGCCCACGTTCACTGGCACGCCGCTAATCCCAGACAACGATACGGTTAGCGCTAACTATGCGGTCGGTTATCGAGAAGCCCCGCAGGTATCTAAGACGGCTAACTACCAGTTAGTGCTGGCAGATCGCGGTAAGTCGATTCTGATGAATGGCACCAGTCTAACGCTGACCATTCCGGCTAACTCGGCAGTGGCGTTCCCGGTCGGCACCGTAATCATTATCGTGAACGTTAATACTAGTGCGTTGTCGATTGCGATTACGACCGACACGCTGACCTTGGCAAACAGCACCACGACCGGCACGCGCACTTTGGCTCGTAACGGCTTGGCTACCTGCGTCAAGATTGGCAGCACGTCTTGGCTGATTAGCGGAGCGGGATTGACCTAATGGGCGGCGCTACCTTAGCAGCGGCGATTGCAGGCACGACGGGGGGAGCCGGTGCCGGTGTATTCGACTTCTCAACGGGGTCGGGTAGCGTCACCATTCCTGCCAGCGCTACAGGCGTTACTATTGAGGTATGGGGCGCAGGTGGTGGCGGTGGCTACGGCACTGTCACCCAGATATTTGGCGAGTTCCTATACGAGCCCCAAGAGAACCCCGGTGGCGGTGGTGGTGGCGGCGCCTACGCTAAACGAGTCATTGTGTTAACCGCGCCGGATGCTGGTAAAACTATTCTGTACACTGTCGGTGCCGCCGGTAGGGGTGGCACAGTCGGTGACGCTGTAGGCGGCATGGGCACTCAATCTGTCGCTTACGCCGGAACTTATACGCTAGACGAGATGATCGCCACGGGCGGCTTCGGCGGTTTTGGCGGTATCGGTATCTACGGCAGCCAGCAGGGCGCTGGAGGCACGCAGACGGGCGGTACGGTCCCGCCGTCAGTAAACGGCAACGGAGGCGCGGTTCCCGGTCGCGTGCGAATGGTATTTACCTTTTAGGTGACACATGGCAGTTAACGTAAAAGTCCTGATCCCGGCCAAGATTGCCGAGAACACGCAGACCACGCAGTACACGGCTACAAACGTGTCCACCATTATCGACAAGTTTACGGCCACGAATTACAGCGCATCTGCGGCTACCCTGTCGGTTAACCTCGTGACGCAGTTTGACTCGTCGGGCAACCAGAACTTAATCATCAAGAACAAGACGCTGCTGCCCTCGGAGACATATACGTTCCCTGAGTTGGTCGGCCATGTGCTGCAACCGGGTGGGTTTATCTCGACGATTGCCGGTACTGCCTCGGCTATCAACATCCGATCCTCTGGTCGGGAAGTGTCGTGATTGTCCGAAACGCCATCCATGAGGACTTGCCGCGTTACCTGCCACTAGCGCAGGCTTTTCATGCGGCGTCTCCTATGCACGGGGTAATTCCGTTTGACGCAGAGGGTTATTCAGACTTTTATTTACGCGCTGTTGACAACCCATCGCTAGGAGTGTGGTTGGCAGAAGATGAAGGCAAGATCATTGGAATTGCGGGCGCGTTGTTCTACCCTATGTACTTCAGCCCCTCTAATGTGGTAGTGCAAGAATTGTGGTGGTGGATAGCCCCAGAGGCCAGAGGCAAAGGCGCAGGTCAAGCGATGTACAAGACCATTGAATCATGGGCATCCGCAAAAGGCGCCACAGCGCTTTTTATGATTGCCCTTGAGGATGGTCGCTCAGACGAAATGGCACAGTTATATGCTCGAAAAGGGTTTCGCCCAATGGAGCGAACATTTTTTAAAGAGGTCGCGTAAATGGCGATTAGCACAGCAGCAGCAATTCTAGGTAGCGCCGTCGTTGGCGGAGCAGTTGCCTCTCGCGGGGCAAGCAAAGCCGCAAGAGCGCAACAGCAGGCCGCCGATCAGGCCGCGCAAGTACAGCGCGAGACGTTTGAGCGTCAGGTACAACTGCAAGAGCCTTTCCGGCAGGCAGGTATTACCTCGCAAAACGAACTGATGCGTTTGTTGGGCATTGGTGGTGATCAGACCGCTGCTGACTACGGGATGCTGACTCGTCAGTTCCGCCCGGAAGACATGCAAATGGACCCCGGTTATGCGTTTCGTTTGGCTGAAGGTCAAAAAGCGCTAGAGCGATCCGCCGCCGCACGTGGTGGTTTGCTGTCTGGTTCCATGCTTAAGGGGGCACAGCGCTTTGGACAGGAGTTGGGTTCGCAGGAGTACATGAACGCCTTCAACCGCGCTCAGGCTCAATTGAACACTCGCCTTAGCGGGCTTGGTAGTTTGTATGGCGCCGGTCAAGCCGCCGCCGGACAAGTTGCCAATCAGGCCGGACAAATGGGCGTTAATGTCGGTAATTTGATGACGCAGGGCGGTCAGGCCCGTGCTTCTGGTTATCTTGGTCAGGCCAACGCACTAAACCAAGCCTTACAGCAAGGCGCTATGGGATACGGATTGTATCGAGGTGGTTATTTCGGGTCGCCGGGAAGTCTGTCGGCAGACGCTCTGGATGATATTTTACCCGGAGTAAACGTCACGGGCAGCCGATACCTTAGTTCGGGACTGGCTCCTAGCCCAAACATGATGGCCGTTAATTATCGCGGTCCGCAATACGCAAATCTGGGGTAAGTCATGGCAGTCATAGGCGCAACTCAACTTGAACCCACAAACATTCTGGGTTCTTATGTTCAAGGGCTTGAGGCTGGTCGTCAGGCTCGCGCCCAACGTATGCAAGAAGAGGCTTTGTTGGGGCAAACCCAACGAGAAACAGCGCTTCGTAATTTTCTTTCATCCGCTGATTTAAGTAAGCCAGATGTTAGGAATCAATTACTGCGGTTTGGCAAGCCGGGTGCAGAACTTGCTGCATCAATCGAGGACATTGCAGGCAAACGAGCCACAGCGGAAAAGACTGGTTTAGACATTAAAGCAGCCCAAATGAAAATGGCTGACGATAATTATGGCCGGTTTCAAAAGATGCTTGGGGATTTTGCGTATGGCAAAACCGCGCCAACCAAGGACAGGGTCATAGACGAACTAGACTTTTTGATTGCCCAAGGGGTTGTTGCGCCTGAGTTTAAGCAATTTGCGGTATCAACTTTGCCTGATGACCCAGCGCAATTACAAACTACGCTGAGAAATCAATTTTTGTCACAAATTCCGCCCGCTGAAAGGGCTAAGTTGTTTGTGCCAAAATCACAAGAAGTCTTTGCCCAAGACGTTGCGGAAAGGGCTGCTGGCGCTCCGATGACTCAGATTGCTGCGTTTAAACCTGCCGCAGAGACAATTCAAGAAGAAGCCGTTAAAAACCTTACAAAAACTTACGATCAACTTAAAACGGCTAAAGTTGATATACAGAATTTGCGTAACGCGGCAACCCTTGCCAGAACAGAAGCCCGCAAGTACATGGGTACTGGCGGTCAGGCTTTCTTGTCAGCGGCTAAGTTTCTTAAAAACCGCCTTGGTGTGGACGTTGATACCAAGGCTATTGTCAATGCTGAAGCGGCAAGAACTACGTTGTTCCAAAACGTACTGAACAACTTGCGGAAGTTGGACGCGCAACCGTCGCAGCAACAGCAAATGATTATGCAAGAGGCTTTGGGTAGTTTGGATACCGATCCAGATGCGCTCGAAGCGGTCGTTCAAGTTTATGAGGACGTTATTAGGGGTCGTGTTGAACAACACAATGCTGAAGTAGCGCAGGTAAGAGGAAAAGTTCCGTTACTGTACGATCTTGAAATTAAAATTCCAGAAAAGTTGAGTGCGCCAGCGATCGGCGGACCACCACCAGAGGCAATAGCCGAACTTCGCGCTAACCCTGCTCTTAAAGATAAATTTGATGAAATATTTGGCGCAGGCGCAGCGGATAAGGCACTTAAGGGCGGAAAATAAGTCATGGCTGAAAACCCTTTTGCAAAGTACGTTCCTAGCACCACTCCGCCTGCAAGCGACAACCCCTTTGCGAAATACGTTATAAGCACGCCTGCTCCTCAAGAGCAAGCAATGGATCAAATGCCTGTTGCGCGTAAAAGCGCGGAGCCATTCATGGGCGTTGGCCGTGACGTAGGCCCAGCCATGAGTTTGCTATCGCCGCAGCAAAAACGAGAAGCGCTTAAGACCGGCGTTGTCGGTTCAGCCGCATTGGCTGTTGGTCCCGTAGTTGGGGGTGGATTAAGGCTATTAGCGCCTTCAGCAGAGGCTCTGCCCGGTGCTAGGTTTTTAGCCCCCGTATTTGACAGGTTTGGTCGTGCCATAGAATCTGGCGGCCTTGCGCCGAACCTCTCTCCTGTAGAACGCGTCATTGGTGGCGCATACTCTGGAGGATTAAGTTCTGCTGTTGTCGATCCAGAACAAGTTGAATTGGGCGCGACCATCGGCGCCGCGACTCCGGGGATTGCCAAGGTTGTTAAACCATTTATTGCTCCGGCTTCTGCAACGCCGAAGTTAGAGCAAGAGTATCGAGCGGCTTATAAAGCCGCAGAGGATGTCGGCGCTGTCGTTCAGCCGACGCAATTCAACAACTTGCTTGGGCAGATTAAAGATACTGCTGCTAGGGCGCAGTTTTTGCCAAACAAGCACAAGAAAATTGACAACGCGTTAACTAACTTTGGTCAACAGGCTGACCTAAAACAGCCTGTTTCGATTGAAAGAATTGATTCC